CTTTCTTGCGCGGAAAGTTGGCAATGGGCTTGCCGTAGACGCTTGCACCGAAAATCGGAATGACCCAATGCACGCCATGTTTGCGGCTTTCCAGCCGCACTTCGTCCGAGTAGTGGCCACCGGAGTCCCAGCACCATCGCTCGACGCCCATCACCTGACCATCGGCCCGGGTGAACTGGCGGTGCAGCTCAACGCCCACCTTTTTGCGCAGCACCTGACTGGCCGGGTCGCCGTACAGAATGAACCGGTAAACCAGCCAACTTTCCTCACCGGCGCCGAACGCCCAGACGCGGCCCTCGTAGCGGTCATCTTGCGAGTCGATGGAACCGAACAGCGCCACGGCGCGGCCCGGCACCTGCGCACCATAATTCTCGCGACGGTCGCGCAGCTGTTCCCAGTCGACCTTTTCCGTCTGGTCTTCTTCCCAGACTTCGCCCAGCGTCGTGTTTACAAAGGTCTTGAGCTTGCCCAAGTCCTTGCCGACCTCGATGCGCTCGGCCGCAATATCCACCCAGGTGGTGAACGTCGAATAAATCGTCCAGATATGAAACGTGACCGAGCGCGGCGTGGGGATCGGCTGGTCATCCGCACCGAACCATTCCATGCCGTTGCGCGTCCAGATGCCGGTGCGCTCGCAGATGTAGCGCCCGAACTCGGACGCCTCGACCATCTCGTGATACTCGAAGGTGCCACCTTGGCAGTGCTCGCACAGATACCAGGCGCTCTCGACTTCGCCCAATTCGTTGGTGCGCCACTTGAGCCCGTAAGGCTCGTCCTTGCCGCCCCACTTCAGGTGTTGCTCACCTCCGCAGCACGGTGGCTTGATATGGAATCGCAGGTAGTGCGGCGATTTCTCGGCCGCCCGGCTGATCTGGCATTGCCCGGCGATGCCCAGCGTTGAGCCGCGTATGGATTTCTTGTAGGTCGCGCCCTCAAGGCGCTTGTCCCCCAAAGAGGTGGGCGAGCCCTCCCCCTCAATGTCGTGGTCGAACTTCGACAGCTCGTCGTAGATCACCTCGTCCGGGCTTTTCTCCCGGTAGTTGCGCGCGGCCTTACCGCCAAGGCACCACAGCATCTTCTGATTATCGAAGCGCTTGGCGTCTTGTGTGTTGTCGCTGTGCTTGCGGCCGAACCACGGTGCCAGGGCCAGCAACACCGGAACGTCGCGGATCATCGTGTCGACGTGCCGTTTCATCAGCTCATCAGCGTCGGGATCGGTCGGGCAGTAGCTCAACACGTTGCGTTTCTTGTGTTGAATCTTGTAGCCGATGTTGGCCATCAGCATCTTGGTGTAACCCACGCGAGCCGACTTGTGCAGGTTGAACACCCGAATCAGGTCATTGCCCATCGCGTTGAGGATCGCCACTTGAAACGCGGCCGTCACCCAGCGGCCTTGTTGGTAGGAGGACTCCGACGACAGATAGAAATGCGTGTCGGCCCACTCCACCGCTGTCAGCGGCGGCTCTTTGTACAGTGCATTGAGTCCCCGTCGAACGGCGTCAGCCAACGCCCTCATCCAGGGTGGCGATGTAGTCATCCAAAATCTCCGGTATGGCTTCGGATAACCCAGCAGCCTCGTTACGCGTAACGGCAATCTCGCGCTCAAGCGCCTCCAAATGCCGAATGGCAATGTCGGGGTGCTTGCGCTTCAAACTCTTGGGAATCGTGTCCAGTGTTGAGCCCAACATGGCGGACAAACGACCGAGGGCAAAAACCATGAAACCGACCGGGACCAACTCTTTGTCCTGAACCTTGTTTTTCCGCTCTTGTGCATCTGCCTGAGCACCAGTCAAACGCAGTCGCTCCTGCAACAGGTGATACTCAATGAGTGGGTCGAGGTTTTCGCCATCAGGGCCGGTGGGTTGTTGCTTCACACCTTGGTGCTTAAGTCGATTATCGAGAACCGAGCGCACGTCATAGAACGACTCTCGACCGACTTTCGCGACGGCATCAACGCCCCATTTGTCAAAGGCTTGAACGGAAATTCCCAGGCTTTCGGCCATGCGTTTTTTGTTCAGCCAGAACGGCTGTCGTGCGATTGATGTATTGGCCATAACTAAACAACAACCAACCTCTAAAAAAGGCTCATACATAGCGGAAGAGCGGGGCCCGAATTACCCCCATGCCCCCACCCCCTCAGGAGGACCCATTGCTACGCATCAGGGACGAGCAGTTGCCAGGGTTTGAGCCAAAGCATCGTTGAACTCCTGAGTTCTATGGGCTCTAGCGATATTTTCCGCGATCTTGAAGAACGGGAAGATGGTGCGATATGCAGGAGCGCCATCGCTGAAGACAAATACCGGTCGAACAGCGGCACCCCACTTGGTATTCATGCGCTCCCACACACCGGACTCATCACCCACTACACCACCGAAGTAGCGCCTGTTGCCCTTAGCCATGCTGCGCTTACTATCCGTAGCATTTGCCTTGAAGCCGCTGGTTGTCTCAGCAGCGCCCAAGCCAGACAAGACCTTGGTCATAGTGCCCCGGGATACGTTGCCGTACTGATTGAGAAACGTCTTTGAGGGCAATGCATACTGGCCTGACTTCATGATGCCCCGGGCTATCAGAGACTTCTCAAACCGCTTATGTGGTCGCACTCCGCCAAAAACTGCCTGTTGCAAATACGCATCGGCTGGTATCCCTGAAGTCCAAGAATCCTTGAAATACACTCGCGCGGGTTTTGCCTTGGTCGCAGCTTTTACAAACAAACTGTTCAACGTGGTCGGGGTCGGCCTATCAAGACGCTTGCGCATCACAGCCAACTCGCCTTTTTTGATCCGCTGGGCCAAGCGAGTGGCCGTTAGGACGAGGGCAAACGGGATATGACGACGCTGCATCTCAATCGCTGATTTGGTCAGTTGGCCATCATCGACTCCGATTTCGAGCTTGAACATGCGGCCCTCTCCACGTTAAGAATTACGAGTGTCGATACCAGCTTTCTTCGCCAAGAACTGGGTATAGAGACCACCTGCTACATCGGCACCAATCACCGCAATGACAATGCCCAAGCCTGCGGCCAGGTACAGATTGCTCCATACTGCCAACGCGAGCAGCAGCGTTGCCATGCCCAGCAGACCTGATGCAAGAAAGCGCAGAGCAACACGTTGCAGAATCTGCCGAAGCCCTAGGTCAGTGCCTGAAGCTCTCAACATTTCCCCGGACAAACCGGCCATGCTCAACAAAACCAATAGCCATAGGGGCACATCGGCGAGAGCCTGATGCTCAGTGTTCATCTGCGGTCCTCAATAAATCCGGCCTCCATGACTCAGTCATCCGCTTGGAGCAAAGAGACTGGCATGGGGCCGAAAACGAAAAAGCCCCGGCAAATGCCGAGGCTTATAGATAGGGAACAAAAAACCCGGCTCATTGGCCGGGTTTCGAGAGCGTCTCGCTGCGTTCACAGCAATTCACGCTGCTATGAAATCACAAGTATTCCGCGCGGAAAAGAAATATTACAGAGCACGGCAAGGGATTGGGCACAGAACCCATAATCCCCTCGCCTTGCTCAAAACCAATCCTAAAACTTCCGAGCGTAAGCGATCAACCCATCAGCAGCATTCGCTAAGTAAACATCATCAATCTCTAGTTTCTGACCAATCACAATATGACCAAAAGATGCAAAAACCGATGCCGCCGACGCAGCGTTTAAATACCGCTGATCTGCTTCCCCGTGATTGTGGATTAATGCGTTTCGACGCTCCCTTATCTCCGCAACTCACTACACGAGGAGGAAATACCATAAGCGGCCTCAGCTCGACTTATCAGTTGCCCCAGCGTACCATCTGCAGACTTCCCTCGCAAAACAAGGGCAGCTGAAAGAAATGACTCAAACTGAGAGATTATTGCCAAGAAAAAGTCTGTTGAGGCTCGTCCATTCGTGATATAGCTTTCGATCTCCGTACGCAACTGAGCAAAGCCTGCACTTGGTGGAGCGGAGATTTCCGCTGTAACAGGAACATTTTCAAACTCTAAAGATAAGCTAGCCCAAAGTTCACTCTCAGAGAAAATAATCATTGCAGCGTTAGCCGCCCTTATTTTCCAATATGAATGCAAGCTAGCTCTGACACCATCAACTAAATCACTGAGGGCCGTTGTGATTGGCATTAATAATTCTCAATCGAACAAATCCGCGCATTAACGGATGTGAAAAGGAATAGAATGTCTTCTTGGGACCCATGACCCTTGTAGATACTATATTGCTTCGATCTCCGCCAGCTAATTTCTTAAGTGCAGCACCTGCAACCTGCGCGCTAATTGGTGAAGTTGCGTATCTCGAGGCTGCCTCTGCAATTTGCCCAACCGCACCTTCAACACGATTATCCAAGGTTGCCAAACCCCACAAAATGTATTTATACACGTCACTTCGAGAGGATAGGATTGCAGCTTCGTATGCATCTCGCAGGGTTTCATCTGCGTCTTGTGCGGCGCTCTCAGCCCCCCTCATCACATGATCCTGCGTAACAGTAGAAGCGCCTTCACTCATTGCCACCCGAGCAGAAGTAATACCAAGCAACTGAACATAGTAGGGATATCTATCTGAGGCATCGACGATGCTAGCGATACTTTCCGGGCTAAAAATCAACCCAAGCGTCCTACCACCTTTATCTAAAATAGATTGAATTGTAGAGTCTGGGCCAAACTTACCAAGACCAACCGATCTTATATTCCGAAAAACAGAATCATGACCACGCAATAATTCTGCAACAGTTTCCCCCACACCAACAAATATCAATGTTATAGCAGGCGTATCTGTTGCGAGATTTTTAGTAAATTCACCCAGACTTGCGATAGTTCCCTCTGGAAGCCTATCAACCTCGTCAAATATCAGAACAAACGTTTCCTTGGGGAGCAAGGCTTTGAGGCTATTACCATCCAAATCATCCAAGGCTTTCATCACACCATTAATAGAAACTCTATTATTGGCTGCATCAAATACAAGCTTGGCTGGATTTTCAGACTGATATTTTAGAATAACATCACGTGCGAGCTTGGAAAAAGACGACTCGCGCTCACAAAATACATCTACTCTAGAGTACCCAATAGTACTGACGCGTGCGAGCGAAGTTTTACCAGCCCCGCGCTCGCCATAGATAACAATATGCTGGCCAGGGCTATGTAAGGCTTGAACAACGCGATCTTTCTCAGCCTCTCTGCCAAAAAAGCTATCCGGGTCCTCAATTGGATAATGTGGTCGAAAGGCAAGATTTAGCAGCGCCTCGCGCTCAGCTATTGTCATAGAAAACCCCCGGTTTACTTTTTGCTCAAATTATGTTGACCGGCTCTGTACTCCACTATTATGGAGATAGATAGTGGTCACATACGCCCTATAGTGCATGAGAATACATCATTCGGTAACGAAGCAAAACAAAGCCAACCTGAGTTGAGGAATACCTTCTAAACAAGCACCATCACCTGCCAAAATATCGGACAAATGATGGTGATTTTTGGCGCCACTACATCAAGCCACCAACCTCATATCACTCACAGCACAATCAATCCAGGCAGCTCCCGCTCTGGCCAATTCCCGCGCCTTTCCTTCACTGATGCCATAGTGTTTTCCTACCCTCACCATCGGCCATTTTGCACCGTAGTACAGCCAAAGGACGTCGCCCATTTGCTGATCCCGGTGCGCCAGTCTGGCCACCGCACTGTCGATGGCAACAGCCCATTCATCAGTAATACAATAGTTTTTGCCTGCTATCGGCTGCGCCGCCGCTTGGCGCATCAACGCTAAAGTTGGTGATGTGTAATTAGGTATTCCAATTCCATCCATCCGCCACCATCCCCATTGTTCAAGTAGGTATTCTGTATCTCCCAGCGGCCGACCTGCTGGCTTACGAATCATCATGCTTTCAACCCCCTGCGTAGTTTGTGCCATCCGCCCCAAGCGGTTCAATTGTTCGTACTAACTCTGTCGCCCGACCAATTGACGTGAATTTTTGGGTGCCGATATTTCACGCTGAACACCCTGTAATGTGAACCTTAATTGGGTGACAAGCCCGCCCAAAGAAAGTACCAACCAGCTCACCCACACACCCGAACCTGAGCAGTTGCAATCAGTACATATCAGCTCGTAAAACAGCCCCTGAACGGCCCCTTACCCTTGCAAACTGGGCAAGAATCCAACCCGATCCGTATTCTCTTAAAGCCAGGCCCCTGCCTTTTCTGCATGCTTTAAATCCTCGCCTATGGTTGATTTCTGAATGGTGCTGCATGCCACGCCGTTAGCGGCCTCCAGCGTATTACCGGATTCTTTGAATCTAACGCCTGTCTGCCCGTGGATCAGGTTCAAACCCTTCTGATCTAGATGCGCGTGCCACTTCTCCAGCGCGTCACGTTTGCGGTTCATCACGTCCGACTGGATGTACACCTGCACGTTGTGGCCCATCGCGTGGTTGATCAGCAGCTCACCAATCAAGTGATCAACACCGAGAACAGCCCAACCCGTGCGCGCAAGCTTGCGCAGGTCGTGACTGGTCCATTCGCCCTTCCCCAAGCGGGTAAACACTGCGAAAGACTGCCCTTCACTCAACGCCTTACCATTGCGCGCCGGGAACAGGTACTGGCCGTCATAGCCGCGGGCGATTTGAGTGTCTCGGTACTGGATCAACAGGCTACGAACTTGCTCAGTCAGGGGCAGGTGATGCTCAACACCGGTCTTGGTGTGCTCAGCCGGAATGAACCACTCACCCTCGGCCAGACTGATATGCGACCAGCGCGCTTGCCGGGTCTCACCAATGCGTGTGCCGTGGCACAGCATCATCAGGGCCAGCATGGCGTCAGCCGGTTCGCTACCCATCACCTGCCCCAACTCACCGAGCAAGTCCTGCAACTGCACCCCGCGCAAACGAGACGGTTTGATGCTCACCTTGGCCTTGGAGAAGTCCTTGAACTTGATGCCCGCCATCGGGTTGGACGTGATCAGGCCCAGCGCCAAGGCCTGTCGGAATGCCAAGGCCAGCAACTGGAACGCCAAGCGCACGTAATCGATTGAGAGGGTTTCTTGCAGAGGCCACATCAGCAACTTGTCGAGCGCCGCCTTGTTGACCTCGACCAACGGCAAATCACCCAGGCGCGGCAGCAGATGGCACTTCATGGCTGAGGCGCCGGTATTCTTTCGCTTGGCCGAAAGATTGCGGTCACGGGCCATGCGATCGGCATACCAAGTGAGCAGTTCACCCGTGGTCGCCCACTGCGAAATAGCCGAGCCAGCATCAGCGGAAACCCGCAGACGAACGGAGGGCAACGCAGCCAGCACCTGTTTGGCGCTCAAGTCCGGGAACGCGCCGATACGGTGCCAACGGCGCTTATTGACCAAGTACCAGGAGCCCCGGGTGCGGTTCTTGCCAAACCGAAAATGCAGCGCAGGATGGCCGGCATCACGCAGGTCCCGCACGTGCTCAAGCTTGGCATTGCGCCCAATCTCCGCATCGGACAGTTTCACGGTCAGGGTTTTGATTTTGGTGTTCACAGGGCACCTTCCGGTTGAGGCACTCGGTCGACAACCTCGTAAGTGTTGGGCCACATCAGGCGGCCAAAGGTACGAGCCACGCTTTCGTGTTCAAACAAGGCCACGGCGCGGTCAGGGCCAGCACTCAAATCCAGCTTGTGAGCGCAGCAGTGAACGGCCCAGCGGTAAGCACTCGCCTCCACCGGGGCCAGATTTGGGTTAGGCATGTGCTGCACCTCCCGAACGCATGGCTCGCAATGCCGCCAACGCGCTGTTACCAACCTCAGGGGCGCTGCGCTCGATAGTGCGCGGAGGCAAGGCCAGCGGCATTTTCTGCAACGGCAGACCTGCCAGCACACGGCGCACAGTAATCGTGTAATTGCGCTCAAACAGTTTGATGCTCAGGTCATGAGCAAGACGGTTGAGATTTTCAAACCCGCACTCCTTGGCCGTATGCCACACCGCGTCATGGGACCATTGCGCTTGTCCTGCCATCGACGGGTGCGCGTTGCGGCAAGCCTCGCGGTGAGCAGCGACCAGCTTCGGCAGTCCCAGCATTTCCGCCGTTGGCGTGCACCAATCGATAAATACTCCCACGTTGGGCACAAAGTCCTTGGCAGCCTGACGCGCTCGCATCAGTCCAAATCTCAGTTGCTCAGTGCTGCAAATACCCGCTTCGAGAAAGCCTTGCATCCACTGCTGCTTGGCAGCTTTGTACGTAGCCATGTCCGGCCATGCTTGCTTCCAAGCCGGAAAGATCGAGCGCAGTTCGCGGAAAAGACCGTTGATGACCTTGGCTGTCGCTTCGGACACTCCCACTGCGGGTCGGGCGTTTTCGCTTTCACCGGCAGCAATGAATTGGCCGGTTTGTACCTTGGCCCACAGGCCGGTGGCAGTGACTGAAACGTGTTTCATAGGGTGACCTCCTGAGTCAGCCAGTCAGTGGTTTCGTCTTCGAAGTTTTGATCTGTGCGCGATTGCACCGGGAAGCGGCTGACGTTGGAGCCTGCTGACTTGACCTGATCACGCTGCACCCACTTGACCAACATGCTCACCCACTCAGCCTGGGTGTTAAGCACACCCTTCGGCTCGTAGTGACACGTGAACAGGGCAATGACTGCTGGGGTGAACAGATCAACCGACAGGCCGATGTGCATGGCGTAGGTTTTCAGCGCTTGGGGGTCAGGCAACCAGTCCAGGGTCATGGCGGTCACTTCGCGTGGGTCGAACGACTCGTGCGCGTTGGGTGGGTTTTCTCCCTTATATATCCCTTCCCTTCCGGGGGTGAGGTCTCGTCTAGGCTCATTCGAGTCCTCGGCGAGTGCTCGTCGAGCATCCTCCGAGTCAGCGTCGACAGTTAGTCGATACGCAGGGTGTTTGATGGTGGGTCGGTCGATCTTTTGGTGCTTCCAGCCGTTGACGTGCAGGTACTCTTTTCCCGACACCTCGTAGAGGTCGATAAGCCCATTCGTGGATAGCTCGACGAGCAGCTCGCCTACCTTCGCCGAGGTAATGTCGTCACCGGGAAATACCAGAGCCTTAAGCGTTTTGGCCGACATTGGGTGGTTGCCCGCGTCGTCGCAGAAATTCCAGACACCAATGAACAACAGACGCGCCAACGGGCAGCACTCCATGACCTGTTCACTGGTCCAAAACTCGGGTTTGATGGTTCGTATGCGGGCCATTACACGGCCTCCTGTAAGGTGGACGTGATGACAGCCAGAGATTTCACGCTTGTGAGAGATGCGGAACAAGGCAGCAGGGAACCGCAGTTGCCTGATGTTCGAATGGTGCTCATAATGGCCCCCGTAAACGATGTGAAGAAGCCGGGGTGCAACCCGGTTTTTTTACGTCTGCAATTTGGAGACTGGATGAATTACCAGCTAATCCGAGGCGCTTTCTCCCACGCCCCAAATGCTCAATAATTCCTCCTGCAAACGTTTGATCAGTCAGTTTCGGCAGCAATTGCTGCCAATTTTGGGAAGAAGGAAAACGCAGACACTTCACCTGCTGTTGCTTTGTGAAGTTTCGTGGCGACGTCCTCAGAAGGCTTTCTGTGGCCCCCAGCAATGAGCCAGAGATAACCGATAGAGATACCAGCCTCGTCAGCAACCCGCTGTCGCTCCTCGTTGCAAGCTTTTGTGAGCCATCGCTGCATGTCAGGAATCGAGATTTTCATTTGCTTAACCTGTCGTGAATATTTATCAAATTTATCTTATTGATAATTTCAAGGCAAGAAAGCATTGATCATTATGATTATTTATCAAAATGATAAAAGGAGGGATTATTGCTGGATGGATACCAACAGCATTCGCAGAGAAAACCTCAGAGCCCTGGCAGCCACTTATAAATCCCAAGCGGATTTCGCAGCGGCTTGCGGTACAGCGGCATCTGTTATCAGCCTGATCATCTCCCCGAACCCCAAACGAAATTTGGGGCATCGACTGGCTAGAAAAATTGAAGAAGCACAAGGCCTGCCCCTTGGCTGGCTAGATAGTGAGCACTCAACAAGCAAAGCCAATTCGCCGGAAAGCCCTATTGAAATTGCCCATCTTCCAACTGCTCTAGCCCAAAAGATTTCCTCGTATCGATCTGTAGTTGAGGTAGAGCGTTTTGACGTAAGCGGGTCTATGGGGGCGGGCTGTGAGCCTCCTGAAATAAACACCGTTGTTGAAACCATGCGTCTCGACGCGTCATGGGTTCGCCAAAACCTTGTTTACACATCCGTAGACAACCTCAAACTCATCGCGGGGCGCGGGGACAGCATGTCTCCAACGATTCGTAATGGTGACCCGGTGCTGGTAGACGTCGGGGTTGTTGCAGTAGAAGCTGACGCCATCTACTTCTTTTTGATGCGCGGCCAGCTTCATATCAAGCGCATACAGAGAGACCTGGACGGGTTAACGATCATATCGGATAACGACAAATACCAGTCAATTCGCGTCCCGGCTGAACGGGAAGAAGACCTAACCATCCTTGCCCAAATTATCTATTGGTGGAATGGCCGCAACTTTTGAAAATTGATGGCTAAATTCCTACCAAAAATGCTGTCAGCTAAGCCCCCCAGCCTAAAAAGCTTCAGAAAATCCCGCCGTTGAGCGGGATTTTTTTTGCCTGCGATCTAACAATTGATCAGAAAAATCTAATCAGCGAGATAAATTTATCAAATTGATATTGACTCAAATTTATCACGGAGATAAATTAACTCCATCGCCGGCAAACACCGGCAACAAGCCGGAGACTCACCGGCTACCTCGGCCAGGGGGAAACCTGACCCCAGCCCCCTCACGGGGACCGACTGGCTCAGCAATGAGAGCTCTTTAGAAACGGACACTTTCACTGATGCACCTGGGTAACCGGGTGCATTGGGAAAACAACCGAGAACACATCATGGAATCGACAATCGTAGATGGTGCATGGAAAGGCCACCTCGGCCGTGGCCTTGCGCCGCGTGAGCTGCAATTTGTTCTGTCGGTCGCACAAGGGCTCACCGCCAAAGAGATCGCCCGGGTATTCGGCATTGCGCCGGGCACCGTGGTTAAGCGACTGGCCAACGCCATGTTCAAGCTTGGCGTTCACCGCCAAGGCGCGCTGGTCGCCGAAGCCATGCGCCGCCAGATCATCACACCGCTGTGCCTGCTGCTGGCTGGCCTGATCGCCATGCACACAGCCACAGACGACCAATTGGCCCGCCGTGATCGCAGGCCATCGGAACGCCGCAGCGCTGAAATGCGTTTAGTGCGCCGCGCCGAAGCGGTCGAGCTGATCGGCTAAACCGTATCAACCAGCGCCACGACAGCCTGTCGAAAACTGCCCGAGCGCCTGGTCCCCCATCACCAGGCCGCATCGGTCTGTACTCCGACTTTACAACCTGAATACAGACCGATGCGGAAGCCAACCCAGCAGACGCTGGACACCTGCATCACACCACTGCCGCGCTACCGCCCGCAGTGCACACCTGAACGGAGGATTTGCAGCCATGGGCAATTAACACGATTTACACGCTTCGCTCTTACATACGGCGGCGTTTGTAGAGCAGCTCACAGCCCGGTTTCGACCGGGTTTTTCAATCCTGTGGTTATTCGTCAGCACTCCCCTGCGCGCCCACCGGCATATATGCCTGGCCCCGAGTGCTGACGAATACCCGTAACCCTGTCGAGGATCGACCATGCACCCAACCTTCTCCCAGCGCCGCGCCATTCTCGAAGGGTTGCGCGAACGTACACGCCAAGCCACTGCCGACTTCTACCAGAAGCCAAACGTGATCGCCCCGCCGTTGGCTCCGCGTTTCATCGTCAAGCCGACGGGCAGCAACACCTTTGAAGTGATCGAGCGCGCCACGGGCAAGATCATCACGGAGCGCTTCGGCCACAACAATGCGACCGCTCATGCTCGCGAGTTGGAAGCCAAGAAAGATCAGTTCGATGTGAAACAGTTCGGCCGTTTCCTGCGGGACTGGGCACTGCGCATCAGCCTGACGCTGACGGCGTTCGCATTCTTCGGCAGCCACATGTGAAACGCGCCACCACCTCTGCGCATCGCCGCCTTCGCCAAATTCAACATCACCTGCCGCCCAGCGGATTAGAAGGGGTAGGCCATGGCCAAAACTCCAGCAGAACGCAAGCGCGAACAGCGCTCGCGAGACAAATTGAGTGCACAGGAAAAAGAAGCGCTGTTGCTGTCACGAAAGATTGTCACAGCTCTTTATCACAACGATGACGCCGCACTGAAACGGGTGATGGCGCGCAGCGGAATTGATGAAGAACAGGATTTGATATCGCGCTTCATCCGTGGCGCGGATCGCATGACCGACACGCAGTTGGCTGAATTAATCCGCTTGCAGTAACTGTCACGCACGAGCGTCACGAACAACAAATAATCACGCTGCGCATCCGGTCACGGAGGGCGGCGCCATCCCGAGGTAAACCAATGCCCATCCGCCACAGCATCATCCACCAGATCGACAAGAAGCCCGACGGCAGTCCTGCTGTACTTCAACTGAGCGGCACCGAGCTGCACGAATCGCAAGCAACCGAAAACATGCTGCATGACCTGAACCTCGCCTACAACGCCAAGACCGGAAAAGGCTGGGGATTCTTCCATGCTCAATCTGGCGCCTTCCCGCTCAGCGGTTGGTTGCAGACCTTTATCGATGGCGGCGACTTCATCGAGTTCAGCATTACCGCTGTCGAACACCTGACAAGGTTAATGGAGGAATCGAACCTCTCTGTAGGCGGGCACGTTCTTTTCGCTCACTACCAGCAAGGCATGACTGAGTACCTGGTCGTTGCCCTGCTCCAGCACAGCGAGAGCGTGACGGTGAATGCCGACCTCAGCGTTACGCCTTCCAAGCATCTGGACTTCGGCAGCATCCACTTGGCTACTCGGATCAACCTCTCAGAATGGCGTAACAACCCACAGTCGCGGCAGTACATTTCATTTCTCAAGGGCTCCAAAGGTCGCAAAGCAACCGACTACTTCCGCGACTTCATTGGCTGTCAGGAAGGCGTCAACGGGCCGGGTGAAACCAGAACACTGCTCAAGGCATTCAGTGACTTTGTGGCGGCTGAGGACTTGCATGAAGACAGTGCCCGCGAGAAGACTCAGGCGCTGGTCAGCTACTCAATGGCCCAGGCCAAGATTGGCGAGCCGATTGCGCTCGACGAACTGTCTGAATTGATTGATGAAGACCGGCCAAAAGCCTTCTACGACTTCATCCGCAACAAAGACTACGGCCTGTCGCCGGAGATTCCAGCCGATAAGCGCACCCTGAACCAGTACCGTCGCTTCACGGGTCGAACCAATGGCCTGTCGATCAGCTTTGAATCTCACATGCTCGGATCGGCAATTGAGTACGACGCAGAGGCAGGCAGCTTGCTGATGCGCGACCTGCCGACGCAGCTCAGGGATCAACTTAAGCGAGCCTCTGCCTGATTGGAGAAAGTCATGAGCACATTTGCAGTATTTGGAATGACCCGCGATGTCGCGCTGGCCGAGGCCAAGAAGCGCACCAAAGGCACCCGCAAGAATGTGAAGGCACCAGGCGGTGTAGAGCCTATTCCGCTGGCCGAATGGCTGGAGCTGGTCGAGAAGAAGACCGAGCAGATTATGGGGGGGGGTACAGTTCGCCAACTCTCCCCGCTGTTTGATGCCCCGCAGTACGCCGAGCAGTTCATTGAGCTGGCCCGCAAGACTATTCAATGCCGGGATTTGCGGATCAGAGCGAAGCGCATTATGACTGACGCAGATGGCAAACCAATCATCAACCCGAAGACGAAAGCACCAAAGGTTGGTTTCTGTGAGTGGCAGCCTGAAATGCGAAAGCAGGTTGCATAATTTCAAAAACATCACCGGAACCGGGACCGGTTTCGCTTGCAGCCTATTCATCATGTTATATCCAGCCAGAGCGTATCAACAATTCAATAACGCGAATTGTAGAGGCAAGCAGATTTAGAAAGTCGGATGTTCGTTTCATACAGTCAAGCTCCCAGTGGATATGCGCAGACATATTGAGGTCAGAACTCCTCGGTATGCGCACACGATCACCCTGCTCGAAATGACAGTCCTCTTGGGCTTTTTCCAATATCAACTTTGAACTGCTGGGCATGACCCGGCACAGGACGACTCATGCCTACAGAAAATAAGCCTGAACGCACATTCATCGTGCTGAGCCTGAAACACACTCACCGCCGCCACAAAGCAATCACCCTTTGGCGCCCAAATAATAGTGGTTATTGCTGGACGCTGGAGCGCGCCGGGATCTACGGCGAATCTTTGGTGCTGGAGCGCTTGGGCTATTACAACAGCGGCTGTTCAAACATAGCCGTGCCTTACGAGTTGGTAAAACGCTTGGCGGTCGACACAGAGTACGACACCAAGGAATTCGGCATCTGTCTGCCCAACAATGCCAAAACATGGAAGCAATTGCTCGCCTCAGTCATTCGCAAACCTGACTACCCGTCACGACCTGAATATCGCGGCGTTCGTTACTCCAAGGAGGCAGCATGACCGCCCTACGCCGAACAGTTAGGCTGCGCGGTGCTCCCATGCGGCCGCTGGACCTGCAAACGGTCTGCGACCAATGCAATAAGTCACGCGCCCACGGCAACCACACCAAATGCAGCAAGTTGCGCCAAGCCCAAGCAGTTGAGCGGCGCGCACGGGAGAAAATATGAACAATCAAATCAAGCACCGCAAGCTGGGCACTGAGCCGCTTGTGGGCATGTACTACGTCTCCGAGTGCATCAAGTGCGGCTGGATTGGCAGTTCGGGCGAGCTAACAGAAGACGACGCTCAATGCCTTCAGCCAGTTGGCGACGATCATTGCTGGGGTGACACCGATGAAATCGGCGCTGATCGCTTGCTGGAGCTGATGCAGTCGGGAGCATTCGATAAGCCAGCCGCACAGCACCAGGGCGAGCCGGTTATGCCTGGTAGTGAAGAATTCAGCCATATGAGCACCATTGAGTTGCGCGGGTATCACGCTGGCTGGCGTGCTGCGTGCATGCGAAACAGGCCTGCCGAGCAGCCCGCGCAGGTAGCGGAGGTGCCGGAGGGGTACTGCATAATGCCTAGAAGGCTGACTGCGGAGAATGGCGCCAAGGCGCTGCTGCTTGGTGAGTTCCAGCTTGAGGTCACGACCGAGTGCCCTGAGTGCCGCGATCTGGAAGATCCTTTGGAAGGCTGTGAGTTCTGCGACGGCGAAGGCGAGTATGAGCAGCGGCACATCATACCGTGGGATCAGATCAAGGACATTTATAGCCAGGCCGTAGCTGGTCTAGCCAAAATTAACAAACCGCTGTAACCAGCTTCAAGACCCCGCAGTATCCCCCCCCCCTAATTTCAAACGCACCAGCCGTAACCGGCATGGCGAGGTAACTCTATGAACACTCAAAACACCCAACCAACCGAACTGATCGCGCTGCCCGAGGTGATCAAGATTACCGGCTTCAAGACCACGAAGATCTACGACATGGTGAATAAAGGCGCCTTCCCGAAAAAGGTGCACCTCGGCACACGCTCAGTGCGCTGGGTTAAAGCCGAGGTGTTGCAGTGGGCCAATGACCAAATGGCGGCACGTGAGCACCGCGCTTAATCGGCGGCCTCGGTGGCATCGAGAAAGTCAGCCCACTCCTGCATCATCACTCTCCGCTGTTCCACGTACTCCGCATGGTTGTACGTCTTGCGCACTTTGTTATCTCCCGCGTGGGACAGCTGAGCCTCGATCCAGTCCTCTTTGTATCCCATCTCATTTAAGGCCGTTGAAAGCGTGGCGCGTATTCCGTGCCCGGTCAGTCGGCCTTCATATCCCATTTTTTTGATCGCGCTATTTACCGTGTTCTCGCTCATCGGTGTGTTCGGGTGATTCCTCCCGGGTAACAACAACCGACAGTGCTCACCGGTCATGCCTTTCAATGCACGCACCACCTCTACCGCCTGCCGCGACAGTGGCACCAGATACGGCGGTATTACATCCCCCTCTGTTCTAACTCGGCTGCGCAACTGCTTAACGTTGTCAGCCGGCACCGTCCACAGCGCGGCGTCCAGATCGAACTGATCTGGCGTTGCCGCTCTCAGCTCACCCGTCCTAACGCCTGTCAGCAGCAATAGCCGGATCGCATGCATAGTGAATACCGAACCTTTGAAATTCCGCAGGTCCAGTAGGAACGGTTTGAGTTCCGAGCGTTTCAGGAAAGGGTTGTGTTTCGCTGGCGGCTGCACGGCGGCAACAATATCGATATCTGCCGCAGGGTTGGTCTCGATCAGGCCCTGCGCTATGGCGTAGCGAAAAATCTGATTCAGCCAGGTGCGGCACTTCTCAGCCACATTCAGCGCGCCACGCTTTTCAACGCGATGTACTGCCGCTAGTACATCGGCACGCTTGATTTGGCTGATGGGGATTTTACCCAGCATCGGTATCAGGTCTTTGTCCAAATACCTACGCGATTGCGCCGCGCCACCCTTCACAGCAGCCACCAGGCGCGGAGACTTGAAGTCGTACCATTTGTTGGCCACAACTTCGAAGGTGTTCTCGACCTCGGCACCAGCAGCGTGTCGGGCCTGCTTGCGCTCTAGCCGCGGATCAATGCCTTTTGCAACAAGCGCACGCGCCTGATCCCGCAGTTCACGGGCTTCACGGAGGGTAATTTCGGGATATGTGCCAAGAGAGATGCGCGGTTGTTTGCCGTGCCAGCTAAATCGAAAGTGCCAGGACTTCTTGCCGTTGGCAGCCACGAACAGCGAAAGGCCGTCGAGATCACTCAGCGTAAAGTCTTTGTCACGGGGCTTGGCTTGCCTGACAGCGGTGTCAGTGAGGGGCATTAGTACATCACCATAGTGCTCGAATTACCGATGGACTGGCTAATGTACTAAAAATGTTGGGAAGGTGGCGAAAGAAAGCGAAACGCCACAAAAGAAAAAACCCGCTCAAGGCGGGCTATTTCAAGGGTTTCGCGAAAGTCAGCGAGACTGTGCGAAACCATGTTTGGTGCGGACGGAGAGACTCGAACTCTCACACCTTGCGGCGCTGGAACCTAAATCCAGTGTGTCTACCAATTCCACCACATCCGCATTTCAAACTTTTGAAGCAAAGACGCCAGATTATTAATCTGGCGTCTTTCTAAATATGGGGTGGACGAAGGGGATCGAACCCTCGACAACGGGAGTCACAATCCCGTGCTCTACCAACTGAGCTACGCCCACCATATTGCCTGTACTGCCTACTTGTGCCAAAGCTGCCTAATGGCGCACCCGGCAGGACTCGAACCTGCGACCATCCGCTTAGAAGGCGGATGCTCTATCCAGCTGAGCTACGGGCGCCTTATTAATCTGTACTCTGTGACGACTACAAACTAAGTGCTTTCAGTATCACCAAGCTAGACATCAACTTCGCTCTACCTTCTTAACCAGTGCTAGGCTGTGCCCGACAAGTGCGACGAATGTTATAGGTGAGTCGGTAGGTCGTCAACTCTTTTTTAAAAAAAGTTTAGAAATATAAAGGGGTTAGGGGATTAAGCAGACCAAGCGCCTTTGCCCTCACGCCATGGCATGCGAGAATGCACGCCCTTTTTCCACCCTTTTCGATGGTTAATCACGCGTAATGACTGCACAACTAATCGACGGCAAAGCGATCGCCGCCAGCCTGCGCCAGCAGATTGCCAAACGTGTTGCCGAGCGTCACGAGCAAGGCCTGCGCACTCCTGGTCTGGCAGTGATTCTGGTCGGCAGCGATCCTGCCTCCCAGGTTTATGTTTCGCACAAGCGTAAAGACTGCGAAGAGGTAGGCTTTCTTTCACAAGCCTATGACTTGCCTTCCGATACCAAACAGCAAGACCTGACCGACTTGATCGACCGCCTCAATGACGATGCGAACATCGACGGCATTCTGCTGCAATTACCGCTGCCAGAGCATTTGGACGCTTCCAAACTGTTGGAGCGCATCCGCCCTGACAAAGACGTAGACGGTTTCCACCCCTACAACGTCGGGCGCCTGGCACAACGCATCCCGCTCCTGCGCCCTTGCACCCCGAAAGGCATCATGACCCTGCTGGAAAGCACAGGCCAAAACCTGTACGGAATGGATGCCGTCGTCGTTGGCGCCTCCAACATTGTGGGGCGTCCAATGGCCATGGAGTTGCTGCTGGCAGGCTGCACCGTGACCGTCACCCACCGTTTCACTAAAGATCTGGCTGGCCATGTCGGCCGCGCCGACCTCGTGGTGGTGGCCGCTGGCAAACCGGGCCTGGTCAAAGGTGAGTGGATCAAGGAAGGCGCCATCGTGATTGACGTCGGGATTAACCGTCAGGCGGATGGCAAGCTGGTGGGTGACGTGGTTTACGAGACCGCCCTGCCCCGCGCAGGCTGGATCACCCCCGTTCCGGGCGGCGTAGGTCCGATGACACGCGCCTGCCTGCTTGAGAACACGCTGTATGCCGCCGAGACGTTGCACGGCTAAGCGCTCAATCCATTGAGGCCAACGGCACCTTCGGGTGCCGTTTTTGTTGGCGATAACTCTCCAGACAAACAAAAGCCCGCACGAAGCGGGCTTGTGTTGGTACGGCGATTAATTAGTCAGCCAGACGCCAGGTCGTTGCGCCCTTCCCGTCTTCGAGCACAATCCCCATTTCGGTCAATTGATCACGAATACGATCGGATTCGGCCCAGTCTTTTGCCGCACGCGCCGCCAAACGCGCCGCGATCAGAGCTTCTACCTGCGCAGCGTCGACCTTGCCTTCAGCGCCTGCCTGCAAGAAATCGTCTGCCTCAAGCTGCAAAACGCCCAGCACATCCGCCAACTGCTTGAGACGAGCCGCCAAACCAGCCGCCGCCTGAAGATCAGTTTCACGCAGGCGATTGATTTCACGGACCATCTCAAACAAGACCGCACACGCTTCCGGCGTACCGAAATCGTCATTCATCACCTGAGTAAAACGCTCTACAAACGCTTCACCACCCGCTGGCTCAGCCTTTGGCAAGCCTTTGAGCGCATGGTAGAAACGTTCAAGCGCTGCTTTCGCGTCCTTCAGGTTGTCTTCCGAATAGTTGATCGAGCTGCGGTAATGGCTGGACACCAACAAATAGCGCACCACTTCCGGATGATATTTCTCCAGCACGTCGCGAATGGTGAAGAAGTTGTTCAAGGATTTGGACATCTTCTCGCCATTGATGCGAATCATCCCGCAGTGCATCCAGGCATTGGCGTAGGTCTTGCCCGTCGCCGCCTCACTCTGGGCGATTTCGTTTTCATGGTGCGGAAACTCAAGATCACTGCCGCCACCGTGAATATCGAACGTCTCGCCCAGGCAGCAGGTAGACATGACCGAACATTCAATATGCCAACCCGGGCGACCCGGCCCCCACGGCGACTCCCAGCTAGGCTCGCCGGGCTTGACGCCTTTCCACAGCACGAAATCCAGCGGATCGTCCTTGGCTTCGTCAACTTCGATGCGCGCACCGATACGCAGGTCTTCGATCTTTTTACGCGACAACTTGCCGTAGCCCATAAATTTGGCCACGCGGTAGTACACGTCACCATTGCCCGGCGCGTAAGCAAACCCCTTGTCTATCAAGGTCTGGATCATCGCGTGCATGCCGGCAATGTGGTCCGTGGCACGCGGCTCCATGTCCGGTTTGCGGATATTGAGCCGCGCTTCATCTTCATGCATCGCGGCGATCATGCGCTCGGTCAACGCCGTGAAGGACTCATTATTTTGGACCGCGCGATTGATGATCTTGTCGTCGATATCCGTAATATTGCGTACGTAGGTCAAGTCATACCCACTGAAGCGCAACCAGCGGGTAATCAGGTCGAAAGCAACCATGCTGCGACCATGACCCAGATGGCAATAGTCATAGACCGTCATGCCGCACACGTACATGCGCACGTTGTTGCCGTCCAGCGGCTTGAAGACTTCTTTGCTCTTGGTGAGCGTGTTGTAGATCGTTAGCACGACGACTTCCTTAAAACTGACTCACTGACCCCAAGAATCGCGCAGGGTCACGGTGCGGTTGAATACCGGACGACCCGGTTTCGAGTCCTTGATATCCGCGCAGAAGTAACCTTCGCGCTCGAACTGGAAACGGTCTTCAGGCTGTGCATTCCCCAAAGAAGGTTCAGCACGACAACCGGTCAGGACCTGCAGCGAGCCAGGGTTGATGTTTTCGAGGAAACCCGCACCGTCTTCAGCCTTTTCAGGATTCGGCGAACGGAACAGACGATCATAAAGACGCACTTCACATTCAACGCTGGCCGCAGCCGGCACCCAGTGCACAACTCCTTTGACCTTGCGACCTTCCGGGTTTTTACCCAAGGTTTGCGGGTCGTAGGAACAACGCAACTCGACGATATTGCCCTCGGCATCCTTGATTGCTTCATCCGCGCGAATGACATAACTGCCACGCAGCCGCACTTCGCCCGCAGGCTCAAGCCGCTTGTAACCTTTTGGCGGCTCTTCCATGAAGTCATCCCGGTCGATATAGATTTCGCGCGCGAACGGCAGCACGCGCACACCCATGTCTTCTTTTGGATGGCAAGGCAGCTCAAGGTCTTCAACCTGACCTTCCGGGTAGTTGGTGATCACAACCTTCAACGGACGCAAGACGCACATGGCACGCGGCGCGCTTCGATCCAGATCGTCGCGGATGCTGAACTCCAGCATGCCGAAATCGACTACACCGTCGGAACGGTTGGTGCCGACCATGTCGCAGAAGTTACGGATCGACTTGGGGGTATAACCACGACGGCGGAATCCCGACAGCGTGGACATGCGCGGGTCGTCCCAACCGTTGACGTGCTTC